CTGGCATGACACCTTTAAAAACCTCAGCGGTATCCAACTTAACGTGATCGGACGCAATAGCCATAGCTCTATCAATGTCTGGCGCAAGTTTGCTGTCCTCATAGTTGCCAAGTTTCAAGTCTGTGCCAGCGGTTACATAACCAGTCATCTGACTTGTGTACCAAAGCATCATGTGTTGTTTGATGTGCTCCAAAGCCTGTGGAATGAACTTAGGCGCAATCAAATTGTTGGAACCAAGCGTTGGGTCAAGACCAAAGGTAAGGTGAGTTTGGATGTGGGCCAAATGGTCTTGGTTGGGGTATGCAAAGGCAGACTTGCCCAAAGCCATAGCGGCGTTTTCATCAGCGGCGTTGTGCTCCGTTGGTTTGGTAGCGTTGGGTAACAGCTCCTGAATATCAGGAACCTTCAACTGCTTGAGCATTCGACTGAGGACGGCCTTTTGGTCAAACATCCCCGGGTTCGCGGCCGACATCTGCAACACCGCCTGCATCTGCGCCATACGCTGTGTTTCAGAAAAAATGTGCGGATCAGATACGGGCACAATATCGCTGTTCTTTTTAAAGTCATCACGACTAATTGGCAACTCAGCAACATCATCACCCTTGCGCATATCGTCCAAGTACCAACGATTGATGCGACCTAGCACCCCTAGCACCCTACGTTGGCTCTCATGCAAACGAGCGTGAATAGCGGAAAACACCGCCGCACCTTGTTCAATCAAAGCCTGAGTAGTACCCACTGGTGTGTTGGCAGAGGCGTCGCCAATCTTTTCCTCAGCGGTGGTGACCACGCCCTTGGCGGCAGTTGTTAGCCAACCAAGCAATTGGAACAACACGGGCGAGGGTTGGTTGAAGGGCATGGGCATGGCAATTTGGCGAATGTCGTTGACGCCCGGCCCCGCCTCTATCTCCGTCACCTGCGTCACATCAATGCTTTGCGATTGGCCAGAAACCTTTGCACCCTTTAACTTCAACATGGTCGCCGAGTTATTGATGTGTGCGGTATCCATCAAGGCCCTTAAAGCGCCCGTCAAGGCCGCCGTGAGGCCTCCGATAAGCTGAGGTAGCCCAATAGCGTATGCGCCCCTCCAAGGGATGAATTTGAACTCAATGAGCCAATCCAACTTGGTCATGGTGTCGTCGCCCTCTTCCCAATTACGATAGAGGCCAAGCACTTTGTGCTCAAGGTCGTCTAGCATTAGGATGTAGGGAGCCGAATCCCCCTTGGTAATTGGGTCGTCGTCAATTTCTAACCAAGTGTAAATGTGGTAGACCTTGCGCAGGCCGTCTTCATTGTCACTCCAAGATTTACCCTCGATTTTATCGTTGGCTTTCTCGGATGCGGTTTGCTCTGGTTCAGAGGTTGCGCGAATGAAGTCGATGTCACGATACAGGCCGCCATCAATGCGACGTTTAAACTCCATGCCCGTGATGTCCTGCATCTCGGTTACGCGCTGGGCGGTGTAGAAGTTTACAGCCGCATAGGGAAGCATGATGTTGTCAATAGGCACAAACTCAGCGCATGGGCGTTTCTTTTGCTCGTCATACCAGAGCTTCATGTACTGTGAGCCACCCAATGGCAACTGAGTCAGCAACTGCTCCTGCTCATCCCTAAACTCTTCAATCTGTTCGGTCAACTGCCAATTGGCCCAATCGCGTTTGCGTTCTGCACGTTCGGTCTTTTCCTCTGTGGCCTCACCCATGATCTTGGTGCGAACTGGCCCATCTGGTGGGAACAGCTCTTTAATGGCGCGGGCGGCAAAGTCAACGCACGCCTCGGCCATGATGGGATGCACGACCTTGGAGGCGCCTTGGAACTGAGCGCCGCCGGGCGAATCATTCCCCAGACCCGTTCGTTTTAACCCTTCCTCATATTGTTTGTCTCTGTTTTTGCGTGCCTCTTTGTCCTTTTCAATTAGGTCAAGGTAGCGCATTCCAACCTTCTCAAGGTCGTACAGATTAACTATTTCTTCCGCAAGGTTTTCATAAAAGTCCGCATCATCTTCTGGGCCTTTATCCTCACCCATGCGCACAATGGCAGAGCCGTCCTCTAGCTCCTCAACATCGCTTATGTCCTCATCCACTTCCACGTCAGCACCGCCGTCAGCGTTGTTTTTAATGCCATCAATGAAGCGATTAAATTTGGGGTCATGGGGCATTTGTGTTGCCATTTTGTTTATTCCTGTGTTAAACTTGTTTCATGCGCATATCACACGATCTTCATCAAAGGTACCCGTACTTTGCTTGGCCTACTGGCACTGGCTGGCGCGTAATCGACTGCAAAGCCGACCGTCGGACTTTTGTCAGTGAGGAATATGACGACAGGCAAGATGCTTTGGCTCATATCAAGGTGCTGAACGAAGCGTACTGGTTAGAGAAGGAGGCTGAGTATTTGACGCGGGCTGTGATTTGGAAGGCCCTCGAACAATCCGAGCCTCCGCCTTCTTCAAGCGGTCTCGCATTGCTATGGACTCGGCTGAGGGCGGTCTTGCACCCATAGCGGCATAGTCCCCTCGATACAAAATATCTTTACTTGGGTCTGCTTTGCCAAATTTTATTTGGGCGTTTTTGCCAAGTATTTTTGATGCGGCTTTTTGCACCCTTGCATAATCTAAAGCGTCGCCCTCAAATGGAGCCACAAACATTCCGCCTGCTTTAGGGCTGTGCGTGGCGATCATCCCGGGCAACTCTCCCGCTAGTTCTATTATTTGTTTCTTGTTGAGTGGCGCCCCGTCAGCACCACGAACCATCATGGCGGTCGCATCTTTTGAGTTTCCAAACAACAAGGGTGTGAACTTATGCGCGGCCACCATCTCTTGGCCTAATTCTTGTCCCGCCGTGCCAATGTCTGCAAGCAACTTTTTGTTGGTAGACAAATTACCAGCGCGAGGGATATTGACGCCTACCATTGGGTTTGTTTCAAATACGCCAGCCTTGTTCTCATAAAGACCTTGTCCAAGCGTCTTGTCTGTTTTGCGTCCACCCATTGTGCTCATACTTACAGGCGCACCTTCATTGGTGGTTAGCCTGCGCGTCAGCAAGTCTTTAAATTTATCCCCACCTAATTGACCTAAGTCTGGTGCCACTTGTTCCATCGTGAGCGTAGCTGGTTGGAATGGATTACGCACTGCGGCGGCTGTATTTTCCAAACCACTTCTTGTTGCATTTAAACCGCCTTTGATAGCCTTGGGCGCCTTAGACAATGCCATAGGTGCGCCAATAGCGCCAGCCAACTCAAAGAGGGGATACTCGTCCTCATTGATCATGCCTTTCTCGCGCATTGATTGCTTGATCTCGGGACTGCCTGTCATTGGGAACTTAGGAATGCGTTGCAACTCTCTGGTGTCGCGATAAGGGGCTGGGGGCTTTTTGCCTGACTCCAACACTGAGGTGGGCTTCTCGTCATAGAGGCTAGGTATCACGGTTTGTGCAAAGTTAAGCAAGTCGCCTCCCTGCCCAGCCGTTAACGCTCCTATGCGAAGGGCTAGCTCCTTGGCGCCGCCGGGACGGCCCGCCTGCTCCCACTCCTTTGTTATCTGCGCCTTCAGCATCTCCGATGCCCTATCCATAGTTGGCGTTTGTTGTTGAAAACTCTTTTTTGCCATTTGTGGAAAAAACCCAAATGCCGCACCCTGCGAGTCAGCCATGTTTTCCAACTCTTGTGTGGTAGGCGCTGTAACCGTACCAGCATCAGCGTAGTGACGATCCACCATACCACCCACTGCCATGTGTTGCTCTAGTGCGCCTTTTAAGCGTTGTTCAAATGTGTTCACGGTGCCTCCGTCTTTGCGTTGCATTATCTTGTCAAAATCGTGGAAGGGTGGCAACTCTGCTGATCCACCATCTTTGTAGCCTTCTTTTTGTAGGTCGGTCAAATATTTGTAGTCAACAAATACGCTTGGGGTGGTGGCCGTCAAGTCCTTGTGGCCCATTGGCTGAAGCTCGCCATTTTTATTTAATCGGTTTGCAAACTGCTTTACAAAGCCGGGTATCGCGTGCTCCACTGGCGCTGGCTCAAACAACAAGCCCATATCAGTGCCTGTAGTGATGTAAGGGAACGCTGAATTTAAATCAGGTCGATAGAGTCCACTGTTCTTGTCAATGGTGAACAATCGATTGCCAACAGCATAAGTTGGAGAGTCCATCAACAATGGATCGGTCTCCTCTTGAATAATCTTAAAGGCGTCCCTTGCGGCCTGTTCACCTTTCTTCTGTCCACCCATCACCAAAGCCTTGGCCACCAGTTTGCGTTGGTCAAAGGTCTGCGCTTGGTTCAATGAAGATGGATCGCTTAGGTCAATGCCATTAGGGAATACAAGGTTTCCCTTTTTGTTAACAGCGCTATTAAGCGAATCGTTCATCTTGCCCACCAACTCAGCCGATGGGTTGGCTTTCCTGTGAGCCTCATACATACGCTCAACGGTCACAGGGTTGCTCATGTGTTGGGTTGGTGAGCCAATAAAGGTTGACCAAATCGTGTCAGGGCTGGTTGCATTGGTCAATCGAGAAACGTGGCCTTTTTTGCCCACACCCCAAGTTGATCCAGCTTGTTGGTGCGCTGGGCTTGTTAACTGCAAGCCAGAGAAACCTGTGCCGCCTTTGTTGGGGCCATACACCCTCGACCTATCAGCCTGAGTTAGGTTCAAGGTTTTGCCCTCAGCACCAGCGGCTCCCAAGGCCTCGGACATTCGCATGATGTCGTTGGGGTTGAGGCTGTCAGCAAAGTGGACACCGGGTACCTCCAGACCACTGGCACGCAATGCGGCCATCTCTGCGGCACTCAACTTAGAGCCAGCCTTTGTGGCCTTGCCTATGTTTGCCAATGCGCTTAGTCCGCCGACTTGCATATGGATAGCTCCGCCTTTTGCGTAGATGTCTGGCAAATCTATTGCTGGTCTTTTTATATCTTTCTGTTCAAAATTTTTTTCTGGCACAACTTTATTGCCAGTCATCTCAAGTTCTTTTTTAAGCGCCTCAATGTATTCTTCTTGACTGCGACGAGGAAATGGTTCGCGCAATTCAGTACGCGGATTTAATAGCACAAGACCAGCCTCTTCACCTTTATTTGCCATCACACGATTACGGTGACGACCTTCATGGCCAGAAATAAATGGTGGTATTGATAATCCCTGTATTTTTTTGTTTATTTCTAAAAATGGCACATCATTAAACGCTCCAACATTTGGCAAATATTCGCTCATGTAATCAGGATAAGTTAATCGCTCGCCACTTGTGGTGTATCGCGTTGAATTGGCATCCATAAAACGAGGATCAAGAGGCGCGGCATATTTTTCAAAATCCTTTGGATTCATAGTCATTACGGCCTTGGCGTTATCACCAAGGAATGCCTGTTTAAGCGCCTCTTCTTTGTACAACTTATCAAGATTAGGTATTTCATCAGCCGCACGCTCAACACGCCTTGCGCCGTAGTTGCCTTTCATTTTGCGGACAGCCTCTTGAACGTTGCTTAATTTGCTAGGGACAATGATCTCGGGGGCTGGCAATTTAATACGCGCAGTTGGCATCAATCCTTTAGCAAGTTTACTTAGGCCACCTACTTGCATCTTAATTGCGCCACCCTTTTTAAAAGGGAAGTCTTCAGGCTTTCCATATCTGGGTTTTTTTGCTAGAACTAGCGGCCCAATTTGAATTACTTCATCAGCGCCAATCACTGGTGCCATTGTAGAGCGGTCGTAAAAATAACTGTGGCGCTCTGGATCCATTCCAACTTGACGCCAGTCTGGATGATTTAAATATTCTTGTGCTCTGGCAACAGCATCTTTTTCATTAATTGGATTCCATTCGCCCTTAATCGTTGCAATCGTGCCTTTAGGCTTACCAGTTGCTATGCTAAGGGCCGCCTTCGGCGACATACCAAATTGTGGGTTTTTAACGGCCGCCACGTTTTCATGGCCAACCTTTTTTCCCGCTCCAAACCCTGACGCCTGCTCATGCACAGTCGGCACCCATACGCCGTAATCACGATAGGCTGGGATGTCTAAACGCAGGCCCACTGGATCACCAGCCTTGAGCGTCTTTGATGGAACACCAAATGAACTTTTGGCATCAGCCGATAAAGCATTGATGGCCTCCTCAGCGGTTGCAGGTTTTGGCACAAAGTCATAGGGTGTCACTGGCTTTAACTTGCGCACCAATGAGTCATATTGGCCTGCGGTCATCTCGCCTCGAGCTACCATGTTGGCGGCATCGGTCAACTTGGGTATGCGCTTGGTCACGTCCTTGAAGTTCATGTCCAAACGATTGACAGCAGGTGCGGCGTTTTCAGCCCCTTTCAATAAGCTAGTCAGACCTTTAGGAAGTTTTGAGTAGTCAGGCATAGTTACACCGCATAAGGGTTGACCCGCGCAGGCTGGGCATCGTAGTAGTCGTCGTCGTCATCATACCTTGGCTCTGGGTCAATGTCGAGCCACCCCATGTCTTTGAGCCACCTCATAGCCTGAGTGGCTGAGTCCACATAGTCGTCGTGCTGGGAGTCTGGGAAGGCGCATATCTGGGACAGGAACCCCTCGGCCCAGTCTTTGACATAGCCCTTGTGTACCTCGGATTCGGGTAGCCAGACACGTTTGGCCGTGAAGATGGCCGCTGTGATCTGTAGGCGTTGCATCTTGTCAGCGCGGCCCGGGTTATATCCGCGCACCATCAAGTGGGCTTTTTGCAACTCTTGAATGAGAGACAGCCCCGCCGCCTTCTCCTCGACCAATATCAAGTCAGGCCGCTTGGCATCTTTGCCCTCGCCATAGGACACCCTCCACTCATCCTGCGC